AGGCAAAACGTAGACTTAAAAAAGCCACTGCTCAACCTAATAGTGTAGAACAAGAGACATTTGAGTTTCCTAACGATACAGTTGCACCAGAACAGGAAGTTGCATTTGAACCTAATAAAGGTCCACAGACAGAGTTTCTGGCAGCAGGAGAACGAGAAGTATTTTATGGTGGGGCTAGAGGTGGTGGTAAAACCTATAGTCTACTAATAGCACCATTAAGGTTTGCACATAAATCTGCACATAGAGCATTACTATTGCGTAGGTCTATGCCAGAGTTAAGGGATGTTATCTTTCAGACACAACAGATATATCCCAAAGCATTTAAAGGTGCTAAGTTTAAGGCACAAGAAAACACTTGGCACTTTCCAAGTGGAGCAAGAATAGAGTTTGGATACTGTGAAAACTTACAAGATGCACTTAGATATCAGGGCCAATCATATACATGGATCGGTGTGGACGAGCTTCCGCAATATGGCAACTCAGATATATGGCATTTTCTTAGGTCATCGTTAAGAACAGTAGATACAAGTATACCCTTACAGATGAGAGCAACTGGTAATCCAGGAAATATCGGATCTGCATGGGTTAAGAAGATGTTTATAGACCCTGCACCACACGGTAAAAGGTTTGTAGAAGAAGTAAGATTTACTGCTAATGGAGAAGAAATAGTATCTGGTATTAGTCGTAAGTTTATTGCAGCGTCAGTATGGGATAATCCGTACTTGACACAAGACCATAGTTATGTATCAATGTTGGGGTCACTACCAGAGGCCAAACGCCAACAGTTTTTATATGGGAATTGGGATGTTGTCGAGGATGGAGCGTTTCCAGAATTTGATAAAGATATTCACACTGTCGAAGCATTTGAAGTACCTAGTGGCTGGACTAAGATCAGATCATGCGACTTTGGCTATTCTTCTCATTCTGCTGTTCTTTGGGGAGCTATTGATTACGACGATGTTCTTTGGATCTATCGTGAGTTATATGTTAATAAACTGACAGCAGACAAGTTAGCATGGGCTATACTAGATGCTGAAGAAGCTGATGGTAAGATATATGATGCTGTACTAGACAGTTCCTGTTGGGCCAAGCGAGGTGATGTAGGTCCATCAATAGCGGAGACTATGAATAGAGAAGGATGTAGGTTTAGACCTTCTGACAGATCTCCAGGATCTAGGGTAGCAGGTAAGATAGAGATGCATAAGCGTCTACAGTTAGATGAAGATACAGAAGAACCTAAACTAATTATAATGGATAGTTGCCGTAATTTAATAAGTCAGCTACCTGCACTACCGTTAGATAAGCGTAATCCAGAGGATGTAGATACAAAGTCTGAAGATCACTTATATGACGCACTAAGGTATATGGTAATGTCAAGACCAATGAATAAGACTACAGCATGGGAAAATGTTCCCAAACAACGCTGGAAACCTTCTGATAATATGTTTGGATACTAAATGGCTGATGATTTTTTAGATACTGATGAGAATACTGCACTAGAGGATTCTAATCAATCTACTGAATACGATGATCTTATAAGTTATATCGATAAGAAATTTACAACTGCTAAGACTGCACGATATACAGATGAGGCACGATGGTTACAATCCTATAGAAACTATAGAGGTATCTATGGTCCTGACGTTAAGTTTACAGATGCTGAGAAGTCTCGTGTCTTTATTAAGGTAACTAAAACAAAAGTACTGGCAGCATTTAGTCAGCTATGTGATGTACTGTTTAGCCAGAATAGATTTCCAATCGGTGTAGAACCTACAACATTACCTGATGGTGTGGTTGAAGCTGCCCACATAGACCCTAAAAAACCTGCTGATATGGAGCAAGAGCCAGAAATGCCTGATCTTCCATTAGTATATGGATTTAATGGTGATGGTAAAGACTTTAATGCTGGTGATACTGCTGATACACTACTAGCCAAGCTAGGTCCACTAGAAGATAAATTAAAAGGAATAGAAAATTTAGAAAAAGGGTTTGGTCAAACTCAATCCTCTATTACATTTGAACCAGCTATGATTGCTGCTAAGAAAATGGAGAAGAAGATTAGAGATCAGCTAGAAGAGTCAGCTGCTACCAAGCATCTTAGGTTCTCTGCATTTGAATGTGTCCTGTTTGGTACAGGTATAATGAAGGGTCCATTTGCTTTTAACAAGGAATATCCTAACTGGGGTGATGAGGGTGACTATGAACCGTTAGTTAAGACTATACCTAAAGTAGAATATACATCTATATGGAACTTCTATCCAGATCCTGATGCTATTAATATGGAAGACGCTATGTATGTTATCGAGCGTCACCGTATGACACGATCTCAGGTTAGAGCATTAAAGAAGCGTCCATTCTTTAGAATGAAAGCAATAGAACGAGCCATAGAGTATGGTGAGAGTTATACTCGTGAGTGGTGGGAAGATGACATAGAATCAGATAGCTATGGTATAGACTCTGATGGTGGTGATTCCTACGGTGGAGTAGAAAGATTTGAAGTTGTAGAGTTCTGGGGTACAGTAGATACTGAGATAGCTAAAGAGGCAGGTATCAAACTACCAAAGGAACTAAGAAAGAAGGAAGAGATACAGATTAACTGTTGGGTATGTAATGATGAAATACTACGACTAGTAATAAATCCATTTACACCCAAGCGTATTCCGTACTGTTCCGCACCATACGAAATTAACCCATATAGTTTCTTTGGTATTGGTTTAGCTGAGAACATGGATGATACTCAGACATTGATGAATGGCTTTATGCGTCTTGCTGTTGATAATGCGGTATTGTCTGGTAACTTACTTATAGAAGTAGATGAGTCTAACCTAGTTCCAGGCCAAGACTTGACAGTATATCCAGGAAAAATTTTCAGGAGACAATGTGGCGCACCAGGACAGGCTATCTTTGGTACTAAGTTTCCTAATGTAAGTAATGAGAATATGCAGTTGTTTGACAAGGCTAGGGTATTAGCTGATGAGTCAACTGGATTACCTTCTTACTCATATGGGCAAACAGGTGTTCAAGGTACTGGTAGGACCGCATCAGGTATCTCAATGCTAATGGGAGCAGCCACCAGTTCTATTCGTACAGTTATCAAGAATATTGATGACTATATGTTACGTCCTATGGGTGAAGCACTATTTGCATTTAATATGCAGTTTGACTTTGACTCAGAGATCAAAGGTGATTTAGAAGTTAGGGCTAGAGGTACAGAGAGCTTTATGAAGAATGAAGTTAGATCACAACGTCTAATAACATTCTTACAAATTGCAAGTAATCCTGTCCTCGCCCCATTTGCCAAGTTCCCATATATCATGAGAGAGATCGGTAGAACAATGGATCTGGATGTAGATAAGATTACAAACAATCCAGAAGAAGCAATGCGTCAGGCAGTACTAATGCAACAGATGCAACAACAAATGCAACCAGAAGGTCCACCAGCAGGAGCTAATCCAAACGATCCTACTGGAGGTGGAGGAGGTAATATAGGTGTAGGTACTGCTCCAGGACCAGGACAGCAAGGCTTCCCAACAGTTGGTTGAGCTAAGCCTGGACAACAACAACGTAGACCTGCACCACAACAAGGAGCCGCCAATGCACCGCAACCTCGCCCAGTCACTCCTCCCACTGGTCAACCAACAAGACTTCAATGAGCTATTTCAAAGCTACATAGACAGTAAGATTAATGATATAATTAGAGAGTTTGAGCAAGGAGAAAGTGAAGTGCAGATGTGGAAAGCTCAAGGTAAACTGCATATGTTAAGAAAAATAAGAGATATGCAGATAGAAGTTAAAGCAGCAGCAGATAGAAAGTACCCATAGCTATGAAAAACGATCCACCAGTAGGTTCAACACCATCAGAAGTAGCAGACGATATACCTGCAATGATCTCTGAGGGAGAATTTGTAATACCAGCAGATGTCGTAAGATATGTTGGGCTAGATAAAATACGAGCAATGATGCAAGAGGCTAAACATGGTCTAGCTTGTATGGAGGAAGAAGGACTTATAGTAGACGTAGATGAGGATGGTAGACCTCAAAAACCTCAAGAAGATCAGAAAGAAAAATCTGACGATAAAGTAGCAATAATAGAAACAGTACAAATAGAAAAGGTAGATCCCATGATGACTCAAATGGCAGAGGGTGGTATGACTGATAAAGATAGTCCAGTTAGTTCCCCTATACTTAATCCAGAGAATAAACCAGTAATGGCTGAAGGTGGTATGGTTATAGGACCAGACGGAAGTCTTAGAATGGCTATGCAAGAAGGTGGTATGCCTATGCAAATGGAAGGTATGATGATGGAAGAGATGCCATCTGAAGAACCTGAAATGGCTATGCCCCCTGAGTTAGCTGATGAAATGGCTCCAGAAGAAGTTGAACCAATGCCAGAAGCACCTATGATGAATGCTCCTGTAGCTCAAGAGTTTAATGGTAAACAACATCTAATGGCTTACTTACAAGAAGATGAAATTAAAGCCCTACAGGAAGCAGGTAGAGGATTAGATGAAAACGGTGAGCAAATGCTAAGTCCAGAAGGTATCCCAGTGTTTTATGATGCTGACGGACATAGCCCAGATGAAGTAGATTCTCCTGGAGATGGTCCTGGAGGTGCGCCTGGAGATACTCCTGGTCCAGACAATGAAGTAGGAGATCCAGGAGGATCATCACAAGATGAGACAGAATTTAAAGAACTATCTAAAGAAATTAAAGAAGAACTAAGCCCAGAAAAAGAAGATAAAACCTATGTAGCTGGTGTAGGATTTATTGATAAGTATATTAAAGAACGTACTAGCAGACCTAACCCACTACAAGGTAAACCTGCCTATGCTGTAGCTACTGCTGCACAAGGTGGATTAATGAGAACTCCAAGTTATGTAACAATGCATCAGGGTGGTACAACTACTACTGTACCTGAAGGTCCAATAATGGGATTTAATAGGTTTCCTCCAAATGATCCTAGAAATGAAGATGCTGAATTTGGTACTCCTGAAAGTATAGAGGAATATTATGGAAGTTTAGATGATCCATCTCCAAGTATTGAAGGAGGTATGATGTCTCCTCCAGAACCTGCACCACAACAAGGTTTTTATAGTGGAAAGCAAGGACAAAACTTTTTAGATATTATAGGTGAATTAGATTTAGGTAATCAAGAAGATATGAGAGACAAGTTTAAAGGAAGTCTTAAACGGTACGATGATGGTTCTTATGATATAGAAGAAGGATCTGAATTAGCTTCTGCAATTAGTAATTTTAGAAATGCAGAGGGTGAATTAACTGATCCTCAAAACGCTGTATACATTGAAGGAGATAGAAAAGGTCAACCTATAGATAAACAAGCTAAAGGTTATCTAACAGAATCAGCAATTGAAAGACTTACAGACGATTACGCACAATAAATAATACTATTTTTGTATGGCTACCTGTTACCCTTTACAATAATGTAGAGCCACTAATAGCCCCAATAAGGAGAGTAAAATGTCAGACATGACTGTAGAACCAACACGAGTAACTACGATGAAATATCGTAAAAATACAATAGAAGATGAAGAAAAAGAAATAGAAGAACTAGAGAAACAACGAGCAGGATCAGAAGAAGAGGTAGAAGCCGAGCCTGAACATCCAGAAGAAAAGACGTTTAAAAAGCGTTATGGAGATCTTAGGAGACATCTACAAAAGAAAGAAGATGAGCATAGAAAAGAAGTTATGGCTGTTAGAGATCAGCTATCTAAACTTACTAAGACTCAGGTAAGGCTCCCTAAAACTGATGAAGAAATAGAAGATTGGGCTAATAAGTATCCTGATGTAGCTAAAGTAGTAGAAACTATTGCTACTAAGAAAGCTAGAGAAAGCACTAAGGATATAGAGGAAAGGTTATCCTATATAGCCGAAAAAGAACAAAAAGTAAATAGACAGGCTGCTGAAACTAAATTAAGCAAATTACATCCAGATTATGATGAGCTTAGATCTAGTTCAGAGTTTCATGAATGGGCCGAAAAACAACCCAAGATGATACAACAAGCTCTCTATGAAAACGATGATGATCCTGAAGCTGCTGCTAAAGCGATCACATTATATAAATTAGAAACTGCTAACGATAGAGGTGAATCTAACCCTAAAGAAGCAGCTAGAACAGTTAATACTCGTAGGAGAACATCAGAACCTACTGGTAATAATAAAACAAAGTGGTCTGAATCCAAGGTAAGAAAACTTTCTGGACAGCAATGGGAAAAGTTCTCAGATGAAATACAGGAAGCTATATCTTCAGGAAACTTTGATTATGACGAAAGTGGTGCTGCTAGGTAATTTTTTACTTGACAAGTATTTTTCAATATGATATAATACGCCATCACTTAATAGAGTTTATTTACCCCTTTTATTAGGACAACTAAATAAACTCTCACTACCCATAAGTAAAAGGTACACCATTTTGCATTGGCCCCTTATGGATACCCAAGAATAAATGCCCCTGAACTTATTTATAGCCAACATAGGAGATAATTAATGGCTTTTAAAACAGCTGCTGGTTATGGAAACCTGTCGAATGGCAACTTCTCACCTGTAATTTACAGTAAGAAGGTTCAGTCGGCATTCCGTAAGACTAGCATATGCGAGGACATCACCAACAGTGATTACTTTGGTGAAATCGCAAATTTCGGTGATACAGTGCGTATCATCAAAGAACCAGAAATCACAGTCAAAGAGTATGCTCGTGGAACTCAAGTAACTCCACAAGATCTTGAAGACGATGATTTCTCACTAGTTATCGACAAAGCTAACTACTTTGCTTTTAAAATCGATGACATTGAAGAAGCTCACTCTCATGTGAACTTTGAGTCAATGGCAACTGATCGAGCAGGATATCGCTTGAAAGATCAGTTCGACATGGAAGTATTAGGTTACTTGACAGGTTTCAAACAAGCTACACTTAGCTCTGTTGCTGGAACTGCTAGAGTAGCTGCTGATAAATCAGGTACTGATCCTATTGCAGGAGCAGCAGCCAACGGTTTGTTAGCTTCTATGTTAATTGCTCGTGACAGCTTTGTTTCTGGTGGTGCTGCTACCGACTCAATAGCTCTACATCCAGACGGATCTACTGGTGAAGCAACTCCTTTGGAAGTGCTAAACCGTATGGCTCGTTTACTCGATCAGCAAAATGTTGACCGTGATGGACGTTGGGTTGTTGTCGATCCAGTATTTGCTGAACAGCTTAATGACGAAAACTCTAAACTATTGAACAATGACTTTGCTTCAGGTGATAAAGACATTCTTCGTAATGGTCGTATCATTTCTGGCATGGTTCGTGGTTTCAGAGTTTATATGTCAAACAACCTTCCTTCAGTAGGAACAGGTCCAGCTACCATTGATACTAATGGTTCAAGCGCACATTATGGTGCTATTGTTGCTGGTCATGACTCTGCTGTTGCAACTGCTTCGCAGATTGAAAAGGTTGAATCTTATCGTGACAATGACAGCTTTGCTGACATCGTTCGTGGTATGCATCTGTATGGTCGCAAAGTTCTTCGTCCTGAAGCACTTGTTCGCGCTCACTACAACATAGCAGGTTAAGGGGAATAGATCATGGCTACTTATGATATGACAAGCTCCTCTACTACAGGTGTAGGAGCAGATAGCGTTGCGCTTCTTCCAGGTCAAAACACCCACCATTTCATGTACAATGTTGAGGCTTATCTTGACATTGATGATATGGTTGCAAAAGGATACTCAGGAGCAGATGGAGATATCTTTCAACTTCTAGAAATACCAGCAGGAGTACTTGTACTTAACGCTGGTGCAGAAGTTATGAAAGCATTTAACTCTTCTGTAACTGCTGATATCGACTTTGCAGCAGGTGATGACATTATTGATGGTGCAGACGTAACATCAACAGGTTTCTGTGCAGCAGGTACAAACGGTCAAACTAACACAGTTGTTGGTTCAGCCGCTTCAACCTATACACAATTTGTATCAACTACTGATACAATTGATGTTTTGTTAGCAGGAGCAGCACCTTCTACAGGAAGGATTCGTGTCTATGCTACACTCATTGATTGCAATGAAGCTGGAGCAGAAGCATCCTCCGCTGCGAGAGATGCATTAGCATAAAGTATTGTGGGGTAGTTTCTTTAATTAGGGCTACCCCCTTCTTTAATTTGGGCGAGATATGGCTACAACATTCTTAACATTAGTTAATGATACACTAAGACGTTTGAATGAAGTTGAGTTAAGTTCAACTGATTTTCCAAATGCTTCTGGTTTTCGCGCTCAAGTTAAAGATGCAGTAAATGCTTCCTTACAAGAGATCTCCCAAAAAGAATTTGAATTTCCTTTTAATTTTAATTCTGCTTCTCTAACATTAGTTGCAGGTACAGCAGAGTATAGTCTTGCTGCTGATTTTAAAATAGCAGACTGGGATAGCTTCCGTATTGCTAAAGACGATAGTATTAATGCTGATGCTAAAATATTAAAATTAATAAACTATGATACATTTCTAAGTAGGTTTTATCAAAGAGATGGTAATGCAACATCAGAAGAATATACAACACCTGTATATGTATATAGAACCTTATCTAATAAAGCTGGATTTACTCCCATACCTGATGTAGCATATACGGTAAATTATAACTACTTTGCTTACTCCTCTGATTTATCTAGTGCTACAGATACTATGACTGTTCCCGATCAGTTTAAACACGTTGTTATAGACGGTGCATTATATCACACTTATATGTTCAGAGATAACTCACAACAGGCAGCTATAACCAAACAGAAGTTTGAAGAAGGTATAGATCGTATGCGTACATTGTTAATTAACAGATTTACTGATGTAAGAGATACGAGAGTAGGGAGACTTCTTGCAGTTCCACATGGTAATCTATAATGGCTGATGCGTTAAAAGACGTAACGGTATTATCTCGTGGTGGTTTATTTACAAACGAGGATGCTTTAGCTCTAGCTGGATCTAATCCAGGCGCAGCAGTTCGTATGTTAAATATGGAGATATCTCAATTCGGTGGTTATAGAAGAATTAGTGGATATGCAGACTACGACTCAAACTACGGTACGGTTGCTGGTTCTGGTAACGTAATAGGTTTATGGATACTAGAAGGTGTACCCTACGCAGCTAGAAGAAACTTAAAAGATACTACAGGATTACTAGGCACTAATCCTTTTACAGTTACTAGTGGTAGTCCTACAATAACTGTAGTGCATACTAGTCACGGTTTATCTGTAGGAGATAGAGTAACATATTCAGACTCTCATACATTTCACGGAATTACTCTTAATGATGTAGAAATGGTTATTGCCTCTGTAATTGATGCTAATAGTTATACAGTTAATTTTACCTCTAATGCTAGTTCTGGGGGTTCTGGTGGAGGTAGCTCAGTAACATTTACAGCAAACAATGGAACTCAGACACTAGGGTCTAATCCTTTTAGCGTATCCAATACAAGTGCTACTATAACAGTTGCACATACTTCACATGGATTAGTTGTAGGAAACTATGTAACTTTTTCTGGAAGTGATGCAATAGGTGGTATTACTCCTAACTCTGTAGAGATGCAAGTTGTTACAGTTCCTGATGCAAATAGTTATACCGTTACCTTTACATCCGCTGCTACTTCTACAGTTAGTGGTGGAGGTGGGTCTTCAGTAACAGCAAACTATAGTAAGTTCTACAGTGTATGGAAATATACATCTACAGGATGGACAACAGTAGTATCAAACCTATCATCTGTCAATGTAGATAAACTAAGACACAATACAAATTCATTTACTGGTACTGAGGCAGTTATAATATGTGACGGTGCTAATAGTCCTAGTAAATTAAGTGGATCAACATTTACGGTTCATCCAACAGGAGGAGATTACAATCCTACAGGTGCTTCTTTTACTACTGATTTTAAAAATCATCAGTTCTATGCTGGATTTCCTACGACAGGATTAGGTCCAAACATACTACTATTTAGTGAGCCTAACGATGATGACGCATTTACCAACAGTGGTGGATCAGGTAATATCAATGTTGGATTTAATATTACTGGACTAGCAAAGTTTAGAGATGCACTATACATATTTGGTAAAACTAAAATAAAAAAATTAACAGGATCAGTAAAAGCAGATTACATTTTGTCAGAAGTAACAGACAATATTGGATGTATTGCTACTGACAGTATTATTGAGTTAGGTGGTGACGTATTATTTCTAGCATCAGATGGTATACGTCCTATTCAAGGTACTGCTAGAATTGGTGACGTTGAGCTTGAAACTGTCTCTAAACCTGTACAACAATTATTACAAGACTTACCTAATACACATAACTTAGCTAATATGACATCTGTTGTTATTAGAAATAAATCTCAGTTTAGATACTTCTTTCCTTCGACTAGTACAGCAGCAGCAGATACAGCAGGTATAATAGGTGGACTTAGATTTGCAGATAGAAGAGTAGGTTGGGAGTTTGGTGAGTTATTAGGTATAAGGGCATTCGTAGCCACTAGTGGTTTGATAAACGATGTTGAAGTTGTTCTTCATGGAGATTTAAATGGAGAAATATATAGACAGGAATCTGGTAGTACATTTGACACTTCTGATGTTGTAGCTGTTTATGCAACACCTTTTTTATACTTTGACTCAACAGAAAAACGAAAGATATTTCAACATATAACATTATTTACCAGACCAGAAGGATCTTCTACAATAAACTTAGGTATAGCATATGATTGGGATGATCCAAATGTACCTGATCCTACGACATATTCTTTAACAACAGCAGGATCATTATCAAGGTATACAACAACAGGTAGTACCTATGATGCTACATTTACATACGATGGATCTACTAGTCCTGTACTAGAGTCCAATATACAAGGATCGGGTAGGGCGATCTCATTAGCTATAACATCAACAGGAACTCAGGCTCCCTATAGTATAGCAGGTTTCTCAGTAACATATCAAGATGCAGGATACAGATAATGGCAGGATATACCAGACAATCTTCAGCACAAATAGTTAGCGGTGAGGTTATATCAGCAGCACCACTTAATGCAGAACTTAACCAAGTTTTAGCAGCTTTTAATGAAACGTCAGGTCACTCACATGACGGTACATCAGCAGAAGGTCCACCAATAGATAGAGTAGCAGATGCTGATCAACGTAATATGGTACTAGTAGATACCAGTAATAATCACATTGAATTTTATAATGAGGTAGGTGGTGCAGCTACACAACAAGTTCGTATACAA